TAACATCTTAGGTTTTCTGATGCGCTCACATACGTGTGCGTTAAGGGGAACCTAGAATCCAAAGGAATCAAAAATCTATCCATTTAATTTTTAAATAATTATATTTGGATGATTAAGTGATTGGTAAACAAATGTCGAACTAAAAATTATATAATATGGCAGTTGTAAATATAGATTTATCTGAGTATGATGCTATACGTAAGCGCAACTCAGAGTTGGAAGAGCAAGTAAAGGAACTCAAAAAGTTGAATGATTCCTTGAAAAGCGGTTCAAAGGTTATTCTTCGTAATGAGACGGTTGTAGAGCGTAAGGTTGACGTTCCTTCTTTTAGTCATGAGACAGGGTTGCCAATTCTCAAACAATGCGTGCGTAGAGATAGAGTAGAATCTTCTGAGTCCTATGTTAACTTCGAGGATGTCCGCTTTAAAGTCGAACAGGCTATGCTAGATGAGATTAATCGTAGCATCCATGATAGAGACTGCGAAAGACAATTTTATGCTGATGCAAAAAGTAAACTCGATAATGAGTATAACTTGATGAAAGCTGACCTCGAAAAGGAGTACAAAAATAAGGCAGAGGACTTAGAAAGGGACAATCATCGCAAGGAGTGTGATTTTGAATCAGAAAAAATGCGCATTTTAAATCTGCTCCCTAAAATCAATAAACTGGCAACAGAGTTGCGTGATGATTTAGTTAATCGATTCTTTATGCCAAAACATGCAGTAGAGTTAGCTGAATCTATCATAAATACAACTAAAAAGTAGGCTTATGGAAAATGAAGAAAAAGCAAAGGTGATTCTTGACTACGACAAGTATCAGGAGTTGCTCAAAAGAGTAAATGACACAGATAAAAAAACTTTGGCTGTAGCTAACAAAGCTTATGATAAAGCTAAGCAAGAAGATGCTGCACTGATAGGTATATTGAGAGAAAAAATCGCATCCTTGGAAAAAGATAAAAGCGATTTATGTTCTGCTCTTTCAAACCTCGAAGGAAAATATGTGTCTTTAAAACATGATAGCTTTGATATAATGAATAAAAGTCGTTTCGAGGGTTACATTGATTTCACATCTAAGCATGGTAATAATATATATCGTGAAGTGATGGATTCTTTGGATGAGAGTCTTAAAACAATTCCTGCATTATCTTTCTGGAACTACTTTACTGGCAAGGCTGATAGAGTCTTCTGTGATAAGATTAGAACTTGTGTAGGTAGTAGTATTAATGACGCATTCTTTAGAATATTGGAACAGATTAAATCATAGATTATGGCGATAGAGCAATCCGTTGTCAGGTAAGAACTGCTCGCAAGCAACATCAATGTGAGTTGTGCCATTGCCCTATCCACAAGGATGAGGAATATTGGTATGAGGTCTTGAAGGTAGATGGCAAGATAGAAGCTCATAAGCGGCATCTAGAGTGTGACGAGTTGACCGCCAAGGATGAGTTCCAAGTGGAAGACTACGGCTTGCGCTATACTTCCGAGACCTTCTATATAGCGGTGTACGATTACATTAATTTGCATCATAATGGTGATGATAACTGGGCTGGCTCTATGTTTAGCAGAGTGATTAAGATATTGAACGAAGTTAATAATTAAAATTTTGGCTTATGGAACTGGATATGTTGATTAGAAGTGCTCTGAGTGATGCCCAGTGGTTAATTGCGAAGGGTGGAACGGATAGGGCAGAAGTCCTGAATCGTGTGCTGGGTAAGATTGATAATGTCCTGAAGGAACTGGAAGGGGCTGACCTCATTGACCTCAACAAGGTGTGGCATCAGGCGAAAGATGTTATGCCACCAAGAATTTATGGCGGTAATCATGCAGACTTTCTGTGTGTGCATCAGTTCAAACCAACCTCTTATCCTAGCCTTACTCATGAAGTGAACTGCCCAATTCTGGAAGAGTATTTTAAAGCGAATCAGAATGACTGGTGGTGTAGAACTGGTGATTTATTGAAGAAGGAACATCGAGAACTTTATTGGAGATAGATATTAATTTAATTATTTTGTTTATGGACGATTTTAAAGAAAGAATGTGCCAAGAGCACAATGAGTTAAAAGAACGTTTAGGCAAACTTAATGTAGCCTTGTGTATGGATGGTTTCCGTGAGAAAGTTGGTGACTATCAGTTTAAATTAATGAAAGAGCAAGCATTGGGTATGGAGAAGTACTTTATTGCTTTGACTGCACGTATGAAGTATATGGGTTTATGTCCTAATGATGAAGGAACGTCATGTGCTTGCACTGGAATGGGTATCGGTGGGGCTGTTAATGCTCTGAAATTAGGTCTTGCGGTTAGACGTAAGGGCTGGAATGGAAAGGGTATGTTTGTAGTTAAGCAAGTTCCTTCTCATGTTGGTGCTGATGTTATCCCTAATATGCAGTCTCTTCCTCAGGCGGTCAAGCACATCTTGATGAAACGTGAGAATCCTTGCATTAACTATAACAACCAGTTGCTTCTCGTTCAGAAGTCTGGTGTTGCAGATTCTTGGACAACATCATCTAGTGATGTTCTTGCAGACGATTGGGAGATTGCCAATGACTAGTTCTTCTGCCGAATACTACAGAACGCATCCTTTAGCTAGGGCACGGAAGGCCTCATACGATACTAAGTTCGAGTCTTCTCCTGCTCAGAAGGCTAAGCGAAGGGAGTTGGCTCGTCATAACGCTGTCCACGATAAGAAGTATGGGGCAGCTTCTCGCAAGGGTATGGATGCTTCACATACCAAATCAGGAATTAGGTATAAGCCATCATCGGTGAATCGTGGTTCCAAGACGGACATGGCTGGGGATAGAAGGGCTAGAGGCGGTCGCTGATAGTGAATAAAAGAATAGGGAGTGCTCACGCATTCCCTATTTTGTTATCCTAACAATCTTAAAACCTATAAACTAAAAAACCTATGAAAAAAACAATCGTTCTTCTTAATTATGATAAATTCAATTTAACCTTCCTCTTCTGACATCTGTCTCAACTTCTCGGTGAGGGCATTGTGAACCTCACGCTTATCGTCAAGAGTGACGGTCTGTAGCTTAGGACAATTAAACTCCAGTATCTTGATAAAGGTTGATACCTTATCCTTAGGCTCGCACTTATACCAAGCTTCCATGAAATCATCCCAAGCCTCTCTGGAAAAATCGGCACAGAGTTCACGAAACTCCTTCTTGATAGGAGATTCATATCCCTTCTGTTTACCTCCAGTCTTTGCTCGTCCTTTCTCGAACTGACCTCTAGAATTTCTTTCTGTTGCCATATTTTTTCTGTCTATTAATGCCGCAAAGTTACTAATTATTATTTATATGCGAGTTTTATCCGTTAATAATTGAATCAGAAGCACGAGTATTAACGGATAAAATATGATTTTCGGCTAGTATTATTAACTTTGCCACATTATTAATAATTAAAATACATATATATGTTAGGAGCATTAATTGGGGCAGGTCTTGGACTTGCAAGCAGCATCGCTGGCGGTATAGCTAACCGCAAGGCGAGACGTAAGCAGGAGCAGATGATTGCCCAGCAACAGAGAGAAAATCAGGCATGGTATGACCGAACATACAATGCCGACCCGACAAAGCGTGCTGATACGGTTCGTTTGCTCACTCAGATGCAGGAACAGATTAAGAACAGAAACAAGGCTGCAAAGGGAAGACAATCGGTAATGGGCGGTACGGAAGATTCCACTACTGCGGTGAAGGAGGCGAACAACAAGACTCTTGCTGATACTACCTCACAGATTGTAGCTGCAAATGATGCCCGAAAGGATAACATCGAGCAGCAGTATATGAACAGAAAGAACCAGTTACAGAACCAGCAGATGGGTATTGATGCTGAGAAGGCTGCTGATACCGCCAATGCGGTGGCTGGCGTGGCTGGTACTGCTGCCAACATCGCTGCAACTATTGATAGTGGTGCTGGAGTAAAGAAGGCTCCGAATATGAATGTGACTCAGGAGCAGTTGGATGGTATCGTAAAGAATCCGAATGATGTTCTTGGCTTGAAGGCGAAGGCTACTTCTCTTCCTTCTGAGGGTGAACTGAATAGTCTTGGTGCTAAACTTCAAAAGATTAAAGCATAGCCTATGAAAGCATCAGATATGTTACGAAACAACAATGGCTTGAAGACAACACAGAGTGTTCTCAACAAGCAGCAGAGTGGGGTGGATGCCGCACAGAAGGTGGCACAGACTCAGGCTCCAGTCTTCACCCAGCAGCAACTTGATGCGGCTGGCAAGAAGGTTGACCAGATGAATGCTGCCATTCCCACCGATGATGCTATGAAGGCGGCTAGGGCTAAGACTATCGCTACACAACAAGCTATCGCAAATGGGGTAGATGTGAATCAGGGAGTGCCTAGTGATGAGGAAGATAAACCATCCGTACCTATCGTGAAGAAGGAGGAACCAGCAGAACAGCCCAAGCAGTTGTCTTATGCCGACATGTATAAGATACTGAATCCTGAGCAGCAGGAGACTGCTGAGCAGAGGGCGAACAGAGAGAAGAAGGAGCGTACCAAGGCTCGTATCGCTGCTCTGGGTGATGGTCTTCGTGCGCTATCCAATATCTACTTCGCTACCAATGGGGCAAAGGTGGTACACAATCCTGAGTCGGATATGACTAAGGCGGTGAACAAACGCAAGGCATATATGGATGAGCAGAGAGAAAAGAATCGGGCATCATGGCTGGCTGGCTATCAGAGGGCACTCGCTCTTGATGAGGAAGCTCGGAAGAATAACCTGACTCTTGCTGAGCAGATGAGGTATCACGATATGCAGAACGAAATCAACAAGGTGAAGAATGACCAAGGGCAGCAGAGAATTGACCAAGGTAACAGAAGACTTGACTTGTCGAAGTTGAAATATACCAATGATGCTGAGTATAAAGATAATCAGTTGAAGATTAAGAAGATGCTTGCTGATGGTCAGATTAGTCATTGGGCTGCTCAGGATGCACTAGCTAGACTACGAGAAGGACGAATTTCTAATAAGGCTCAGAAATCTTCGGGTGGTAATCAAACTACTGCTGGTTATTGGTATGAGTACTACGACCTGATGGACACTCCTGAGGGGCAGAAGAAGATTAATGAACTTAAAAGAAAGTTGAGAATCAAGAATGTTACTCAGACTAACGTGAGATACATCATGGATAGATTGAAAGGAAGAAGTAGTTCTGCTAGAGGTGGTAAATCATCTGGTGGCGGCAAGCATACAACACATAAGGCTGGCGGTTCTTCGGCTGGTGGTAAGAAGAAGACTGGCGTAAAATGGTAACAGAATTGGTAACAAGAATTTGGTAACAAACAAATATATATATCATGGCAGAAAGACCATTATACACTTTATACAAGAATCTGAAAGCACAGAACTATGATGTGCCTGATGATTACAATAAGTTTGAGAGTGCTCTGACAAGAGACGGAAAGGGTGGTGCAGACAACAGACACGCTATCTATGAGAACTTGAAGGCTCAGAACTTTGATGTTCCAGCAACTTATGAGCGTTTTTACTCTGCACTCTTTGAACCTCGAAGCAGGACTTCATCAAGGGCGAAGGGCGGTAGTGTTCCTATGAGTGCTGCTGACCGTGCTCGTTTCTCTGCTGGGGCAGCAGCTATCTCGGCTAGTGCTCAGCATACAATGAACAATGCTGGCAGATACAACAGACTGAAACAACGCAAGCAGAAGCAGCAAAAGGATTTCGGTCGTGTGAACTTGGGTACACATAAGACTGCTTTTGGTGGTGATGCAAACAATGTGGTGAAGGATGATTTCGCTTACAATCCTGAGACTGGCAAGGCAGGGGCATACGTTACCTCGGACAATGAGAATGTTTATTCTCTTCCAGAAGCTGAGCAGACGCAAGCTATTCTTGACCAGCAAAACAATGCCTATCAGGCAGCGGTAGATACTGGCGAGATACCATCTGCCTTTGATGTTCGTGACAAGAATGGTAACTATGACTTGCAGGAGAACATCGGCAAGAATGGAACCTATCTTACTGAGGAGGGTGCTCAAAAGCAGTTTGATAAGAAACTGGCTGATGCCTATGCCCGAAAGAAGGAGATTGAGGCTCTTATCGCTGAGGATAATCGCCAACACGGAAATCCTTTGCTTTCTTATAGTGCTAGTATCGGTGCTGGTAACGGAAGAACTGCTGAGCAGAGTGACTATAGGAATAAGTTGGTAACCTC